CCTCTATCATCTGGAACGCCATTCCCTGGACGTTTGTTATTGATTGGGTCGTCGGCGTAAGCCGATGGCTTAATCAATTCAAACACTTAGCGTTGGAACCGCAGATAAACATACACAGTTACTTATGGTCGGTTAAACGTAAACGTGACGTGTACATCACTACCGAAAACGGTAAGATGGACCTGGTCATGTTTGGGGAGTTTTACTACCCACAACAATACCCGACCCTACGTAACACACTGCCGGGCGTACATGAAACGTCTTATAGACGAGATGTATCTATTCCGACGGTGAGCTCGATATTAGCGAGCGGGCTATCCTTGAGAGAGGTTAGTCTCGGTGCCGCCCTCGTGATAACACGACGGTGGAACCCCAAACGCGCTAGACGTTGGAAATGAAGTTCTAGTAACTCAGATGAGTTACCTTCACAACCAGCCTATAGCGTTCTTACGGATAACCGTTAAACAAGCATGCTGAGTAATACACTCAACACCAACGAAATCAAGAACTCGGGAGGGACTGAAGTTGAATTCAGTCGCCTCTCAACATCGGACCGCCAGACTGTGTTTGCGCAAATTGCGGAGACACCTTCTGCCCCCCATCGCCTGGTGATTTCTCACCTGGAGACGGGCTCGGGTATGAAACAGCGTCGTCGTTCCCTAGTCAGATTTGACAAAACTGTCATTTCTGGCGTGGATTCGGTGACGCCTATCACAGTTTCTGCGTACGCCGTATTGGACTTCCCCGTAGGGGCGTCCACTACTGCAGCAGAGGCTGCCAATGTCCTCGCTGAGTTGATGTCGTTTCTTGCTTCACTTGGAGCAAGTACGACAATTCTCTACGATGGCACTGGTAACGGTGCGACGTCGCTATTGAACGGGTCCCTCTAAAGGGTACTTGTCAATACGCGAGTTCTATACGTGGTCCTGAGACCTTTAACAGTCTCAGTTCCACGTATCTTGATGTCGCTGAACACTCGTCGTAAGAAGCTTCGGTGTGCCGTTGCTGAACTGAATTCAGGTATTTGCGCTACCGTCATCTGTGGGAAATGTTCCCCCACAATATGACGGTTTAAGCTCGAATACCTCGGATCCCGTGTCAGTACTGTCACTGTCCGTTTGCCTTCATCTACGATGAATGTTTGAGGATTCGCATCGGTTTTGATTCTGAACGTAACATTTCCGTCTTTACGACGAACTGTACGCGTTCCGTTTCTGATCCGATAACCGAATCCTCGCTTGCGGATTAACTTATTCATAGGTTTATCTGCTTGCCGCTGCATCAGGTGGTAACTGCCCCTCATTAAGGGGCCAGGAAGTGTCGAGTGGTGCATGCTCTAGGATGTGAATCCATATGGACCACAGTAAGAGCCTAGATGAAATGGTTAATCTCATCGCTGCGCTACTCGATGACGTTCACACGTTACACCGAGCAGTGTTCAACTGTCGAGCACGTCGCCTAACCCTTAATAAGGTTAAGAAACGTGCTTGTTTTGAAGGATTAGGTTTTCTAACGAAAACCCTTCCGCGTCTGGGCAAGGCCTTTGATAAGGCCCTTTCGAAAACTTCTAAACTTAACGCCATTGATTGTGGATTTACACCCATGATCAATAGTAAACTTCCTAGATTTCTAGGTGAGTTTATAAGTTTAGTATTTTCTCCAGACGGGGAACTCCTTCCGAACCCGTGTAGCACTAGTGTCAGCATCGTAAGGCAAGTTTGTTACTTGTTTTACAAGTACGAACTCCCCTATGACGACAACCAAGCACAACGAGTTATTGCCCAGTTCGAAAGAACTGAACAAGAACTCTCAACAGGTGGAGAGCTGTCCGCAAGACTGCGAAGTCTTGCAAGCGGCTCTTCCACTTATGTCCGTAGACACCGTGGCACTAATTCTTTCGTGCCAAATCAGTCTACAGTCACACGGGAAGCGAAGATACTCTTATCGAGCGTCTTTGCTTTCTTCGACCCAAAAAACATTAAACCAAGACACGGCCCGGGGGCTGTTGCAACAAAGCAACGGCTCTGGGGTAAGTATTTATGGTCTAACGTCTCGGATCGTATCACTTCTCTGTACCCTTTGGACGAATATTTCTATTCGTCGTTGGGTTCAGTATGTGATAACTATGCAACCTTTTCGAAGGTTACTGGTATGGATCTTCCGGCCCAAGTAATACTTGTTCCGAAGGATTCTCGTGGCCCCCGTCTAATCTCTTGCGAACCCGTTGATTTTCAATGGATTCAGCAAGGACTAGGTAGGGCTATAGTTGAGTTAGTGGAGTCGCATGAACTCACGAAGTTCAATGTCCACTTCACCAGTCAGGATTCCAACCGTTTCGGAGCCCTTCTGGGTTCGGAGACTGGAGGCTACGCAACCTTAGACCTCAATGAGGCCTCTGATCGCGTCAGTCTTGACTTAGTGCACCTATTGTTTCCCCCTCACATATGTGAGTACTTGGAAGCATGTAGGAGTTTGTCGACAGTGCTGCCAGACGGCCGAGAACTTGTGCTTCGCAAATTCGCACCAATGGGAAGCTGTTTATGCTTTCCTATATTGGCGTTAACTTGCTGGGCTATTCTCACCGCAGCAGCACCTGATACGGATACTCGTGAGAGTATCTTAGTGTATGGTGATGATGTCATTGTTCCAACAGCTTTTGCTGTGAACGCAATGGAACAGCTCGAATCGTTTGGGTTGAAAATCAACCGCGATAAGAGCTGCATCAGTGGACTCTTTAGAGAGTCGTGTGGCATGGATGCCTTCAAAGGCTCGAATGTCACTCCCGTGCGTATTCGCACGGTCTGGTCATCAACACCTCATCCTGACGTTTATACTAGTTGGATCGCTTATGCGAATTCCTTCTATGATAAACGGTACTACCACGTCTACGATTACATCGTGGCGAGACTCCGATCCATTTATGGATCAATCCCGGGCGACGACATGCATCTTGCTTGTCCAAGCCTTCGTGACGTACCTCTAACCGAGAGGCCGATTCGTCGGCGTATGAACAAGAGCCTTCAAAAGCTCCAGTTCAACGTTTACGACGTTTCGACTCGACCCATTAACAAGGTCATTGATGGTTGGTCTATGCTACTTCGATATTTTGTCGAAGGAGCACATACTATTCCATGCAATGATATGGATCGTCGGTTACCACTGGATCTAGTCAATTTTGACTCGGATTCAGCGTTCTGTGTCAGTTCATACACGGC